CTTAAAGAGGGTTATGCACTAAATTATGTATTATCTAAAAGTAAAAAGATTGGAGATTACATAACACAAAGTAAAGGATTTATGATGACGGGGTTTTGGTTTCCGTATGTATGGGAAAAGAAAGACTCACAATATCATATTAAAGGAGAGTTGTATGAAGTTGATAAAGATGATCTTCGTACTGCTAATCGTATTGAACTTGGTGCGGGTTATAATTTTAAAGAAATAGATAAAGGTATCTTTGGTTACATTTATCCAAGAAAGAAAGATATTAAATCTTTAAACGTTGTAACAAACAGTAAAGATAAATATTACGAATGGCGGAACTTTGATGATATGCCAAAAGTGTAAGAAACGTAAAGCCGTAATTATAATAGAAAAAATATTACACTGTGGAGAATGTGGATTAAAAAAATATGGAATTAATAATTCAAATGGACGGAACGTATCATCTAGTAGAAGTAACAAAACAGATGATGGAACATATAAAGTTATTCAGTACCGTTGATTGTTTTGATCTTTGCGACATCATACGTTTAGAATTTACAACATATTATGAAGCACCATTTAATCAACATGTAATGAATGATGGGACAGGAAATTTTTATGGTTGTATTTGTAAGTAATTAGTCTCGCTTACGATATAGTCTCACAAAGGATAACAAACATAGAGGCTCTCTTGGAGGAAAACACATATGATAGACGAAAAGAAAATCCATACGACACCCGTTGGTACTGCGAACTATCCGTACATTTTTACGGCAGATACGCAGTTTGAAAAAGCAGGAGTATTTTCTGTAAAGTTAATACTTACTGATGAAGACGCAAAACCATTTGTAAAACTGTATGAGGAAACTCTGAAAGCACGTCAAGAAAAAGAAAATACTGACAAGCGATCAGCACACAATCAATACAAAGTTTTAAAAGATGGTGGTATCGAGTTTAAATTTAAACTTAAAAACAAGGTAACAATGAGAGACGGAACTGACTTCGAGCAAAGACCGAAGATTTTAAATGCCGATAAAACTGTAGCGGAAGAACAACCCGTTTACAGTGGATCTAAAATGAAGATCGCCTTTCAAGCTGTGTCTTGGCACAATAACTTACAAGGAGTTGGAGTAACTTTACGAATGAAAGCAGTCCAATTAATTGAAGTTGTTTCAGAAAAACCTAACAAATCAACTGAGTCCAAATCAGATTACGATTATGGTTTTAGCACAGAGAAAGAAGTTTCCAATGTACCTAGTGGGAAAAAACAAGAAACGGTTTCGCAAGAAGCCGACTTCTAGTTACCGTAGTGGGCTTGAAGAAAACGTTATTAATAATTTAAAACAAAGGAATATTAGTTTTAAGTACGAACAACGTGTTATAGGCTACTTCAAGCCTGCCACGAAACACAAGTACACACCTGACATAGAGTTAGAAAATGGTGTGCTTATAGAAATCAAAGGTTTTTTTAAACGAGAAGATCGGAAAAAACATTTGTTGGTTAAAGAACAACAACCAAGTTTAGATATTAGATTTGTTTTCGGTAATTCTAAAAACAAAATTTATAAAGGATCTAAAACGAGTTACGCAGATTGGTGTAACAAACATGGTTTTCTTTTTGCTGACAAAATTATTCCGAACGATTGGATAAACAAGGAAGGAATATGATAGTTACAAAAACAAACGAAGAATGGCAAAAGATAGTAGAAAGAAAAGATGCTGAGATACAAGCTTTATATAAACGTATTAAAGATCAGCAAACAATTAATGACGCACAGAAAAAGTTAAATGGTGTTCTGCAAACTGATTTAACAGAAGCAGAAACTAAAATTAAAAACATGGTAGAGGATCGTTTAAATGCTTCGAGAGGAGTATTGAATGGAGACTAAACATGAAGAAAGTGAATTTGTTAAACATTTACCATGCACGAGTTGTACCTCTAGTGACGGAATGGCTCTCTACTCTGACGGTCACACTCATTGTTTTGTTTGCAACACTACTACTCGGAGTGATGGTAATAGCGTGGTGGCTACAAGCAGTGTTAGGGGCGATCTATTGCAAGGTAATGCAGTTAGTTTACCAAAAAGAAAACTTACTTTGGAAACCTGTAAGAAATGGGATTATAAAGTTGCAGAAGTTAATGGAGAGCCTGTCCAAGTAGCAACATACTACGACAAAACTAAAAAACCTGTATTTCAAAAGTTAAGATTTAAGAACAAAGAATTTAAAACACTTGGAGATATAAACCAAGCTACACTATATGGCCAAAACCTATGGAGTGGGAACGGAAAGATATTGTGTATTTGTGAGGGCGAAATAGACACCTGTAGTCTATCTCAATTATTTAATCATAAGTACAGTGTTGTTGGTATTCCTAATGGAGTTAACGGGGCAGTTAAGTCGTTAAAGAAGCAACTAGAATTTATCGAAAGTTATGAATCTGTAATATTTTTCTTTGACCAAGATGATGCGGGTCAAGAATGTGCAAAGAAATGCGCTGAACTATTATCAGTAGGTAAAGCTAAAATAGCAAACTTTGAACTAAAAGACGTGAATGAAATGTTAGTACACGGCTTAGGTTCAGACGTAATAAAAGCTATGTGGGAAGCTAAGACTTACCGACCTGATGGTGTAGTTGCAGGCGAAGAACTTTGGGAAGTAATTAAAAAAGAAGATGAAAAAGCTACTGCTTTTTATCCATACGAAGGACTTAATAGAAAACTATTTGGTATCAGAAAAAGAGAAATAGTAACTATATGTGGTGGTTCAGGAATTGGTAAGTCGTTAATGACTAAAGAGATTGCTTACTCTTTGATACAAAAAGGAAAAAGAATAGGAATCATCTCCCTTGAAGAAAGTTTAAAAAGAACTTGTGAGGGCATATTAGGATTACATCTAAACAAACCTATACATATAAATAGAGACGATGTATCTGAAACTGAATTAGAACAAGCATACAAAGAAACAATAGGTAATGGTAATGTATTTTTATATGATCATTGGGGGTCTGTAGAAGAAAATACAATACTAAATAAGATTAAGTATTTTGCTAAAGCATTAGACATAGAATATTTATTTATAGATCACATATCAATTATCGTTAGTGGCCTTGAAACTAATGATGAAAGAAAAACAATTGATTTGTTAATGACAAAGTTAAGAGCATTAACAGAACAATTAAATATTGGTGTTATAATTATCTCACACTTAAAAAGACCAGAGGGTAACAAAGATCACACTGATGGTTTAAAAACTTCACTTGGACAACTTAGAGGTAGTGCAAGTATTGCTCAACTTAGCGATATTTGTGTGGGTGTAGAGAGATCACTTTCTGATCAAGAGAATGGAAAGAAAACTTTAGTTAGAATTTTAAAAAACAGATTTGCAGGTATCACGGGTATTGGAACAACACTTCAATACAACTCTGATACGGGAAGATTACTAGAATATGAACAAACCAATAATTTTTGATATAGAAACAAATGGTCTAAATCCATCTAAAGTACATTGTTTAGTCTTGCAAAAAGATGATGAAGAAATTTCGTTCGTAGGACGAGATATACCGAAAGGTATTGATTTACTTGCTGACAATTTAATCGTGGGACACAACGTTATTAAGTACGACCTTCCTGTACTGAAACGTTTGTATGACTATGATCACAGCCCTGATCTAGTCCACGACACTCTATGTTTAAGCCGTCTAATCTACCCTGACATAGCGAATAGCGTAGATTATAAGTTGTTAGCAAGTGATCGTATTGAACGATCTACTGTTGGTAAACACAGTTTAAAAGCATGGGGTCAAAGATTAAATTTTCATAAAGGAGATTTTGCAGAGGTGTATAGCTTTGATACATTTACACCTGCTATGCTTGAATATTGTATTCAAGATGTAAAACTAACTTCACTACTTTATAAAAAGTTATTAGAAAAAGGATTTAGTCAAGAGAGTATTGACTTAGAACATGAAGTAGCAAACATATTAAAATTACAAGAAGAAAAAGGTTTTGGATTTAACGAAGAAAGAGCAAAACAATTACATGCTAAATTATTAGGTCGTACACACGATCTTAAATTAAGTTTAGAAAATAGATTTCCTGATTGGCAAGTTGATCTTGGAGAGTTTGTACCAAAAGTTAATAATAAAAAACTTGGTTACAAAAAAGGTGTTGCTATTAGAAAATCTAAAACAATGAAGTTTAATCCATCTAGTCGTCAACACATATCAAATAGACTTATGGAATTAAGAAATTGGAAACCTAAAAAGTTTTCTGAAACAGGATTACCAATCGTAGATGAAGAAACATTAGGTCATTTAGATTATCCCGAAGCAAAAGAATTAAACGAATACTTATTAATAGAAAAAAGATTAGGTATGTTAA